TATTTAAGGGAATCAAAACAAGTAGTGGAACACAAACGGCAAACTTAAAGTCTTTGCAAGGTGTCACAACGTGGGTATTGGATGAAGCCGAAGAATTAACGGATGAAGACACCTTTGATAAAATAGATTTATCCATAAGGCATAGGACAAAACAAAACCGAGTTATTCTAATTCTTAATCCTACCACAAAAGAACATTTCATATACGACAAGTTCTTTGAAAGTAAGGGAATAGAACAAGGCACAACACTAATAAAAAACGATACTACTTACATACACACAACGTACTTGGATAACATCGAAAACCTATCGGAGTCCTTCTTAAATCAAGTTGAAATCATAAAAGAACGAAGACCCGAAAAGTATAAACACACAATACTTGGTGGTTGGCTTGACAAAGCGGAAGGGGTAATCTTCAACAACTGGCAACTCGGAGAATTCAAAGAAGTTGGTGTAAGTGTATATGGTCAAGATTATGGATTTAGTAACGACCCAACCACGTTAGTCAAAACAAACATTGACAAGACAAACAAAATCATTTACGTTCAACTACTCTATTATAAACAAGCATTGACCACAAGCCAAATTGCAAGGTTAAATAGTGAGTATGCCGAAAAGAATTTAATAGTAGGTGACAATTCAGAACCACGATTAATAAGCGAATTGAATGCTTTAGGTAATAACGTTGTGGCTACAATCAAAGGTGCGGACTCGGTTATCTACGGAATAACTTTGCTACAAGACTACGACTTAATAGTGAGTGAAGATAGCATTGATTTAATCAAAGAACTAAACAACTATTCTTGGTTGGAAAAAAAGTCAAAAACACCACAAGATAAGCACAATCACGCCATTGATGCATTGCGTTACGCAGTATCATATCAACTTGACAACCCTACACGGGGACAATACTTTATTAGATGAACGATTTAGAAATAATGATGCAATCGGTTCAGATTTACATCTTCCAAAAAAAAGGTGTGAAGGTTAGAATTTATTTACGAGACATCCGAGATATTAATATGCTAAAACAAGCATACGATTACATACAAAAAAACGAACACAACAAAAACACGAATAATTAATTATATACATATGAAGTTAGAAATTGAGATACCTACAACTTTAAGTGAAATCACATTAAGTCAATACCAAAAATTCTTAAAGTCACAAGATGGAAGTAATGACGATGAATTTATTGCACAAAAAATGGTGCAAATATTTTGCGGTCTTGATTTCAAGGACATCGTAAAAATGAAGTTAACGGATTTGAACGAATTGATTTTACATTTTAAAAGTCTATTTGAGCAAAAGCCAAAATTTCAACCAACATTTAAAATCGGAAGTCAAGAATTTGGATTTATAACAAAACTTGAAGACATTACATTTGGTGAATATGTAGACTTGGAAAACAATCTACAAAAGTGGGATACTTATCATAAGGCATTAGCGGTAATGTACCGACCAATCAAGATGAAGTTCAAAGATAAATACGAAATAATTGATTACACACCTATGCCCGAAATGCAAGACCTAATGAAGTTTGCGCCAGTTGACATAGCAATTAGTTCAAGTGTTTTTTTTTGGAATTTAGGGGCAGAATTATTAGCAAGTTCGCTTTCTTATTTGGAGACGGAAGCAATGACGAATCCGAAGATGGCGGAGAATATAACGAAGCGACTCAATTTGGAAAGTCTTGGGGATGGTATTCAAGCGTTTACCAACTTGCGAACGGAAATTTCACAAAATTTAACGAAGTCACAAACTTCAAACTTACTGAATGTCTCACTTATCTTACCTTCGAAAAGCAAAAGCAAGAGATTGAAAATCGCCAATTAAAAAAATATAAAAGATGACGGGTTATTATAACTTATTAGACAAACTTAAAACGCACTTTGATTCAGATGCAATTGTAAACACAATAACACAAGGTGACATTTTCAAAGTTGATTTAGCAAAGCAAACGATATTTCCATTGATTCACATAATGGTTAATAGTTGCACAATTGACGAACAAACTACAACGTGGAATGTAAGTCTTATTGCAATGGATGTTGTAGATATTTCAAAGAGTCTAACAACTGATGTGTTTTTAGGTAACGATAATGAAATTGATGTACTAAATACTCAACACGCAGTATTAAATAGAGTGTACGATATTATGAAACGTGGCTCTTTAATGTATGATTTATTTCAAGTAGAAGGCACGGCAACTTTAGAACCATTTACTGAAAGGTTCGAGAATTATTTGGCGGGTTGGACAATGACACTTGACATAGTAACACCAAACCAAATGACAATTTGTTAAGATGCAACAATCTGAATTACAAAAAGAACTTGAAAGGTTTCGTGATTTTGTTATTAACGAGGCAAAGAAGAATTTAATACGGGGCAAAAAAAACGCATCTAAAGGACTTTACGAAAGTTTAAAGGGAAACGTTAAGGCAATGCCGAACTCTTTTTATATGGACTTTGAAATGAGTGATTATGGAAAGTTTCAAGACAAAGGAGTCAAAGGTAAAAACCCAAACGCTTTACCAAAAGAATCAAAAAATTACGGAGTTCAAAAAGCACCGAATTCACCTTATAAGTTTGGAACTGGTTCGGGTCAAAAAGGCGGATTAACAAGAAGTCTTGACAAGTGGATAATTAGAAAAGGATTAGCACCACGAGATAAAGACGGAAAATTTATGAGTAGAAAAACTTTGAAATTTTTAATGGCACGAAGCATTTACTTTTCGGGTATTAAGCCTTCTTTGTTTTTTACCACACCATTTGAAAAAGCATTTAAAATGTTGCCCGAAGAACTTGTAGAAAAGTTTGGTTTGGATGCACTAAATTTATTTAAACAAACGCAATTTAAAAACGAAAAGAAATAATGGCAAACATATTCGCAAGGTCACCCTATATAGTTAGAATAGCACAAGCGGGACAACTTGGTTCAAAGTTGGAAATATTTTTAAGTGCAACAACTTTTGGCGGAACACCAACATACACATTAAGTAAGTTAATACCTTCACCAACAAATATTGATACGTTGTATGATATTAGTGCGTACATTAGGGAATACATAAAATTTAATTCTTGCGCTACTATACAAAGTGGGGGTGTAGCGGTAACAAACCCCACAAATGAAAGAGTAAACGTGCAACTAAAATTATATTGGTTTAACGGCACAAGTTACGCACAAGTTGGAAGCACACAACAACACATAGCATTTGATGGCTATACATATTACGAAGACCTTTACAATAAAGATTTAGGAAACTACGGACTTGATGCGGGTAACTATTATTACAATCCGACAAGTGATGCGGGAAAAATACGAGCAACAACAAGTGCGGGTTTTATTGCACGTTACACAAGTTTTGATGCAACACCTTCTATTTTTCAAATAAACATATCAAACTCAACATTTGATGTACCACGAGTAAGAAATCAAAACGCAAACATTGGAAACAAATTAGAAATATTTGATGCAAGTTTAGTTCTTCAAGCAACTTGGAATTTCTACCCATTAGATGAGTGTAAGTACACACCAGTTATTATTGATTTTGTAAATAGATATGGAGCGTGGCAACGTGAGTTTTTCTTTAAGGCAAGTAACGACAACTTTAGCGTTGAAAACACGGAATATAATTTACTTCAAACATCACAATTTGCAAGTTCGCCATCAACTTTTTATAGTGGTTTAGAAGGACAAAGAAAAACATTTAACACTAACGCAAAGAAAAGTATAAAAGTAAATACGGGATGGGTTAAAGAAACTTGGAAGGATGTTTTAAAACAAATAATGTTAAGTGAACGAATACTGATTGATAATAAACCCGCAAAGATTAATAGTAAAAGCACGGAGTTGTTCAAGCAAATTAACACGAAACAAATTAATTATACTTTAGAGTTTGAGTTTGCTTATGATGTTATTAATTCAGTTATCTAATGAAAAGAGAAGTAGCAATTTTTATTGAAACTGATTCGGCACAAGCGGAAACAAATTATTCACGTTTAGAATTATTCAATGACGAAAAAATAAGTGTAAGTTCAACCATACAAAATATTTCGGAAATAAGTAAAATATTTACGGATTTTTCGCAGTCTTTTACAATTCCGTGTTCACCAACTAACAACGCAATATTTCAACACTTTTACCAAAATGATGTTGATGCTTCAATCTTATATCAAAATAGATACAACGCATACATTGAAATTGACACAACATTTTTTCGAAGGGGCAAAATTCAGTTAGAAAAGACGAACCTAAAAAACGGAAACCCCAATAGTTATTCAGTAACATTTTATGGTGCGGGAGTAAGTTTAAAAGATTACTTTAACGAAGATAAATTAAGTCAATTAGACTTTTCAAGTTTAGACCACGAATATAGCAACAAAGAAGTTTATGATAGGGTAACAATTGATAGCACGACAACCGATTATAATGTTCGTTATCCTTTGATAAGTTCAAAAAGAGTTTGGCAATTTGATACAAGCAATCCTTTGCCCACCATAAACCTTCCCGAATGGTACAATTACCCATCAAACAATCAAAATAATTTAGCACATAACAACGGAAGAATGTTCTATTATGAATTATTTCCCGCAGTTAGAGTTGCAAGTATTTTTGATTTAATAGAAGCGGAATATGGAATAACATTCAATGGTTTGTTTTTAAATTCTGAAATGTTTAGAAAAGCATTTTTATGGTTTAAAAATAAAGAACAACTTTCTTTCACAAGTAGTGCAGTTGTTTTAGATTTATTAACAACAACAAACGCAAGTGTATTTTTTTTATCAACAAATAAGGTTGGACTTTTTTTAGTTCCCGCAAATATTTTTGTAAGTGCTACATTAGCATTTAATTGCACAAGTTTAACCCCAACCCCAAATGTATTTTATATTGATGTTTATAAAAATAATACTTTATATAGTGTTTTTAGTGGAAACACTACGGGAGCGAGTAATCAGTTTTCGATACCAATGTACCAAACTGATTTGGTTGATTTTAAAATTAGGAGCGTTGGCTCGGTAGTAATTAATGTTGGCTTAACGCTTACTTTAGTAGCAAACGTTGGTGGTCAAACTAACACTTCAACGGCAACCGCTACTTCAACCGCAACAACAAATGCGTTTACTAATTTAGCATCGGTTGCTCCCGATATGAAGATTTCGGATTTTGTTTCGGGTATATGCAAAGAGTTTAATATGACTGCATACTCAACACAAAAAAACGTATTTACTTTTGACCCAATTCCGTATTGGTATTACAAAGGTAATATCATAGATATAACGCAATTTACTGATGTTACAAGCATTGAAATAGAACGAATGAAACTTTATAAGTCCATTGAATTTAAATATCAAGATAGCGAAAGTTTTATGAATAAATACTTTTTACAAAGTCTTGCAAATGTAGACTCTCACGGGTACGGAAATGTAAAAATGGGATGGGATTACGATGGGGGCGAATACAAAATTGAAAGTCCGTTTGAGAATTTACTACATAATAATTTTGGAAATAATTTGCAAGTCGGTTATTGTTTAAATAAAGAGTTGACATCTTACATTCCCAAGCCTTGCTTGTTGTATATGAACCAACTCACAACAATAACGGGTATTCCTTTGCATTGGGAAAACCAAGCACATATTAATCAATATGTTCCATTTGGACAAGACACAAATTTGTTAAGTTCATTTGGTGGATTTTTCCCAGTTACATTAAATTTTGGTGCGGAAATCTCAAGTTTTTATAATGTTGTAAACACGAATACACTTTACGAAATTTATTACGCAAGTTATTTAAGCAACCTATACAACAAAAAAAATAGACTTGTAAAAGTAAAAACGATACTTCCCGTTTCTTTGCTAACAACTTTAAAATTAAATGATAGATTAGTTATAAGAGACAAACGCTATTTAATAAATGAAATGCAAAGTGACTTAACTACGGGGGATGTAGATTTTTCTTTGATTAGTGATTTTTCTGAAGTTAAACCAATTACATATATTATTGACCCCGTTGGAACGGGAGGTGTTCATAGTATAGCAATTTTATTTAGTAATGGTGCTTCAGAAGTAAGGGTTTCAAAAAGTGCAAACGCAAGTAACGTTACTTTGTCAAGTGTATTATTTACAAGTGAAGGTTATTTAATAATTGGAGTTCCGCCAAACGGAGCAAGAACAATTACAATAACTTTAGATACTGAATATCTTAACGGAAACAAAGACATAAATTATATTATAATAAACCAACAATGATAAACCAAATAATTGAAATGCTTTTATTAAGCAAGTTTCACGGAGTAAGTGAAAACATAGAAATCGCAAAAGGTAAATATAAATTTACTACTTCTATAAAAGAACAATGGAGACAAGCATTGAGAAAAAAATTAATGGAAAAAAAAACTAAATAATAATGGCTGAAAAAAAAGTAATTGAATTAGAAGTAAATACGAACCTTGACTTTACAATAACTGCATTAAAAAAAGCACAACGTGAAGTTGCTATATTGTCGGAGAAATTTGGCGCAACATCAGCACAAGCCGTTGAAGCCGCTAAAAAAGCCGCTATTCTTAAAGACAAGATAGGCGATGCAAAAGCGTTAACTGATGCGTTTAACCCCGATGCAAAATTCAAGGCATTAAGTGGTGCGCTTACGGGTGTTGCGGGTGGATTTTCAGTTGTTACGGGAGCGTTGGGAGCGTTTGGAAAACAAAACGAAGATGTTGAAAAAGCATTGTTAAAAGTTCAAAGCGCAATGGCTTTGGCTTCGGGCGCACAAGCAATCGGAGAAAGCATTGATAGTTTTAAACAACTTGGTGCGGTAATAAAAGCAAATTCAATATTTCAAAAACTATTAACTGCGGGTCAATATGCTTACAATTTAGCAATGTCATTAAATCCAATTGGAGCAATTATTACTGCGACCATTGCTTTAATAGCGGTAGGTTACCAATTAATAAAAATGTTTCAAGCAAGTGAACAAGCAAACGCAAGAAACGAATCTGCAATTAAAAAAAATGATGTTGCGTTAAAGCAACAAATAAAATCAAATCAAAAAGCAAGTGAAGCATTAAAAACAAAGAACGGACACGAATATGAAATGGCTAA